CAGATTTGCCTATTATAATGTTGACAAGTTATTTTAATTAGTGTATAATCTCCTGTAAGGAGATTTTTATGGAAAAACTTGATGAATTACTGAGTATGTGGACTAAAGATGCGGACATAGATCGCACCGAACCAGGTAAAGCTTTACTGGATATTCCCAAACTTCATAGTAAATATTTAAACATATTGTCTAAGCATCGTTTGATGGTTAAAGAGGCAGAGTTTAAATATAATAAAATGAAAAAATTAAAGTGGGAATATTATACAGGCAAGTTAGATGATGATGAATTAAAGAAGCGTGGATGGGAACCTTTTCCATATGTGATCAAAGCCGAATTGTCTACATATATGGAAGCAGACGAAGATGTTAATCGTTTGTTAGCATCAAAACTTATTAATGAAGAAATGGTTGATGTATGTACCAGCATATTGAAAGAATTAAACAATCGTGCTTGGGAATTAAAATCATTTATTGACTGGGAAAAATTTATTCAAGGTGTCTAATTTACTAATACACGAACTAGATGAAGTATATGTTAAATTTGAATGTGAAAAAAGTTTAGCACAAGAACTTTCAGATTACTTTACTTTCTATGTTCCCGGCCATCAATTCTCTCCTGCTTTTAAATCTAAATTTTGGGACGGAAAAATACGCTTAGCTGATCTGCGTACTTTTACTATTTACCGTGGTTTAGTTCCTTATATTAAAAAGTTTTGTAGTGAGAGGAACTATTCCGTATCTGTTGATGATAAGGTTTCTATAACAGAAAATTTTTCATTGATTGAAGCTGTAGAGTTTATTAAAACTTTAAACTTACCAGAATCAATTGAGGTGCGTGATTATCAATTGCAATCGTTTGTGCAAGCGGTAAGAAACAAACGCATAATGATTCTATCACCTACAGGTTCAGGTAAGTCACTCATACTTTATATTATACTCCGTTATCTACAAGAAGCGGACTTCAAAAAAGGTCTATTGATTGTTCCAACCACTTCTTTGGTGGAACAAATGTACTCAGACTTTGTGTCATACGGTTATGATGCCGAATCTAATGTGCATCGTCAATATGCAGGTAAAGAAAAATCAACAGATAAGTTATTAACCATAGTAACATGGCAGTCGATATATAAATATCCAAAGGAATACTTTGAACAGTTTGATTTTGTATTAGGTGATGAATCTCACCTGTATAAAGCCAAATCTCTTGCATCAATTATGACAGGTCTGACCAATGCTTCGTATAGAATTGGTTGTACAGGTACACTAGATGGAACACAGACACACAAACTGGTACTTGAAGGTCTATTTGGACCAGTATATCAAGCAACAACAACTAAACAATTAATCGACAACAAACAATTAGCTGATTTTAAAATCAAATGTTTAATACTTAAATACCCCGAACACATTTGCAAAATGTCTAGACAATGGGATTATAATACTGAGAAAGACTATATTGTATTAAACAAAGCAAGAAACGACTTTATTAAAAATTTAACACTCTCATTAGAGGGTAATACTTTAATATTATTTCAATTAGTGGAGAAACATGGAAAAGATTTATATGGTAGTATCAAAGATGCTGCAGGTAAAAAGCATGTATTTTTCGTATATGGCGGCACCGATGTTGAAGTTAGGGAATCTATACGATCAATTACAGAGAAACAAAACGATGCAATTATTGTTGCAAGTTACGGTACTTTCAGTACTGGTGTTAACATCCGTAATTTGCATAATATCATTTTTGCATCACCCTCTAAGTCAAGAGTTCGTAACCTTCAGTCGATAGGTAGAGGATTAAGAATTGGTGATAACAAAACAGAAGCTACGTTGTTTGATATTGCTGATGACTTTAGAGTAGGCAAACATGCTAATTATACCTTGAAACATTTCATAGAACGTGTTAAAATATATGATGATGAAAAATTCAACTACAAGTTTTATAACATAGAGCTAAAAAATGCCTGAAATTAAACTAATAAGACTACAAAGTGGTGAAGATGTTATCTGTACATGTTATGAAGATTTAGAAACAAAAATGGTAATGTTAAAAGATCCTATGACCGTAATATTTAAAAGAATAAAGAATGGATCTTTGTTGCTTATTTCACCTTGGCTTCCCGCTGAATTGATAGAAAACAATACAGCAACAATTTACACCTCTGATATTTTAACTACTGTTGAACCTAAACTAATGATCAAAAACTATTACGTTAAGTTAGTAGATAATCTAGAGAAGTTTAAAAAAGAAGAAGAAGAAACACTAAGACAATTTTTGGAAGATGATTCCGAAGAAGGTGTATATGAAGATGAGGAAGAAGATGAAGAAGATGAAATTGAATCAATACTTGAATTACATGGATCTAAAAAGAATATTAGGTTACATTAATTTTAAAACGGAACACCGAGATAATAACAGTTGTCAAGCCCTAAGTCAAGCGAAAAGAAGGTAAATATGAGTGAGAAGAAACCAAAACATTATGTAAACAACGCAGATTTCTTACAGGCCTTAATAGCTTACAGAGAAAACTGTGATAAGGCAAAGAGTGAAAATAAACCTGAACCATCCATACCAAATTATATTGGTGAATGTTTCTTGAAGATTGCTGACCATCTGTCACGCAAGCCTAATTTTATATCATATTCTTTCCGAGATGAAATGATTTCAGACGGTATTGAAAACTGTTTGATGTATTTCCGTAATTTTGATCCTGATAAGTCTAAAAATCCTTTTGCATATTTTACTCAGATCATTTATTATGCATTTCTTCGCCGTATCATGAAAGAGAAAAAGCAATTGTATGTGAAGTATAAAGCTACCGAACAATTTGGTTTGTTAGATGAAGGTGAGATGTACGAGGACGAAAATGGTAATGTTCGCCAGTTTGAATTGTACGATAACATCTCTGAGTTTATTCATACCTTTGAAGAAAACAAAAAGAAAAAGAAAGCCAAAGGTAAAGAAAATGCAGAATCTATTTTAGAAGAAGTGGAAATAGAAAAACAATTACCTTAAATTGCTTGACATTGGATGTTTTATAATGTATAGTGGGATTATATTAATAGGATTATAGTAAATGAAATTATGTATTTTGGGTGATACGCATTTTGGCATGAGAGGAGATTCTCTGGAATTCCATAACTATTATAGGAAATTCTACGAGAATATTTTCTTTCCGTATTTAAAAGAAAACAATATTACCTTCATCTTTCAACTCGGGGATTTATTTGATCGCCGAAAATTTATTAATTTTAATTCACTATACTTATGTCGTAAGTATTTTTTTGACAAGTGCAAAGAAGAAGGCATTACACTACACACACTTTTAGGTAATCATGATGTTTCATATAAGAATACATTGGAAGTTAATTCATCGTCACTTTTATTAAATGAATATGACAATGTAACTGTATGGGACAAAGTTACCACTCTAGACTTTGATGGTATACCAATTGATATTGTGCCTTGGATTTGTGATGACAATGAAAAAGAAGTATTAGATTTTATTGAGAACAGTAAATCGCAGATTTGTTTTGGTCATTTTGAGATTGATGGGTTTGAAATGGATCGTGGCAATATTGCTCATGGTGGTATTGACAGGAAACTATTTTCAAGATATGATCTTGTTCTAACTGGCCACTTCCATCATAAATCTACCGATGGCAACATCACCTATGTTGGAACACCAGGTGAAATTACTTGGGCTGACTTTAATGATCCTAGAGGATTTCATATCTTTGATACTCACACCCGTGATTTAAAGTTTGTTCAAAATACTTATAAGATGTTTCACAAGATCAACTATGATGATGGCGAAACTGATTTCGAACATTGGAAGGCAGTTGACTACGACCAATACAAAGACAGTATGGTTAAAGTTGTAGTATTAAACAAACAAAATCCTTTTCTGTTTGACTATGTAATTGATAACTTATACAAAGCTGGCATAAGTGATATTGGTATTGTAGAAGATTTTAGTGATACTAATTCAATTGAAGATCAAGACATTGTTGATCAAGCAGAAGATACCATGACAATTTTGTCCAAATATATTGATGGCCTTGAACTGAATGTAGAATCGAATAAACTTAAATCAATTATGAAAGAAGTTTACATTGAGGCATTAAATACTGAAACCACAGAATGATTTTATTTCGTACACTTAGATGGAAAAATCTGTTAAGTACCGGTAACCACTTCACAGAATTAAAATTAAACAATAACACAAACACACTTGTAGTTGGCGCAAACGGATCAGGCAAATCAACCATGCTTGATGCATTGTGCTTTGCGTTGTTTGGTAAGGCATTTAGAAATATTAATAAACCAAACCTAGTCAACTCTATTAATAATAAAGATTGCGTGGTTGAAGTTGAATTTGATACCAACAACAAGTCATATAAGATTGTTCGTGGTATTAAGCCTAATATTTTTGAAATCTACTGTAATGGTGAACTAGTAGATCAATCCGCAGCCTCAAGAGATTATCAAGAGTATCTTGAAAGGTTTATCATCAAGTTAAATTATAAATCTTTTACTCAGATTGTAATTTTAGGTAGCGCATCGTTCACACCATTCATGCAACTCTCAACATCTGATCGCCGAGCAATCATTGAAGATTTATTAGACATACAAATCTTTTCGACTATGAATAGTATAGTTAAAGATAAACTGGCCAACATTAAAGATTTAACTACAAATAAAAAGCATGAGATTGATTTAGAACAACAGAAATATGATTTACAGAAAAAACATATTGATGATCTAAAACAAAACAATGATGAGAAAGTAAAGGAGTATGAGGATGAGATTGCCAACAATACTGTTACTATTTCTACCTTAACATTACAGATTGATGAATACTCTCAGTCAGTCACCGAATTGCAATTACTGGTCGATGCTAAAGATGAAACTGATGCTAAGGTCAAAAAGATTACAAAACTTGAATCGCAAATTGAAAGTAACTTATCCAAATTTCGAAAAGATATTAGTTTCTTTGAACACAATGATGATTGTCCAACCTGTAGACAAGCTATTGCCATGGAGTTTAAAGAGAAGGAACTTACCGCTCTTACTACCAAGGTTGATGAGTGCGATCACGGTCTTGCTGAGTTGGAGAAAAAGTTATTAGAAGAACAGGCCAAATTACAAGCAATCAATGAAACACAAAAGAAAATACAATCCTTACAGATTAAGATTGCAACCAACAATACCTCCATTGTTGAAACAAACAAATATATTAAACGATTAGAAAAATTGTTGGTAGAGTTGAGTACTAAGAGTTCATCTACCAAAAAAGATGATGATGAATTATGTATCATAAATGTTACCTTAACCGACTTAAAGCAACATTTATGTGACCTTATAGAAGAAAAAACTTATTATGAAGCGGCATTTAATTTATTAAAAGATACAGGTATTAAAACTAAGATTGTAAAACAATACCTACCAATCATTAATAAGTTGGTAAACAAATATTTGGCTTCTCTAGACTTTTTTGTAAACTTTAATTTAGATGAATCATTTAAAGAGACCATCAAATCTCGGCATCGAGATGAGTTTACATATAATAACTTTTCAGAAGGTGAGAAACAAAGAATTGATATGGCATTGATGTTGACTTGGCGAGCTGTTGCTAAGTTAAAGAATTCATCTAACACCAATCTGTTAATACTCGATGAGGTGTTTGATTCTAGTTTAGATACAAATGGTACAGAAGAACTTATGAAGATTCTCCACATGTTAGAAGATGTAAATCTGTATGTTATCTCACACAAAGGTGATATACTACAAGATAAATTTAATAATATTATTCGATTTGAAAAGATAAAGAATTTTTCCAAGGTGATAAAATGAGTGATGAACTATTAGTTATAGACACAAGTAAGGCAGTTTCACAGAATGAAGTTATTGAACCTTTGCCATTATATGGTGAAGGATTTGAAATGTTATACAAAAATATACCTGAATATACCGATGTATTGCCAAACCCATTAATGAATAAACTGGTACAAAGACTTAAACTTACCATGAAACTTTATTCGGGTATAGGATTATCTGCCAACCAATGCGGTGTGTATCAAAGGGTGTTTGTAATTGGCCATGGAGATTACCAATTGGTCTGTATCAACCCAAAAATCACTCATGTATCGGAACAAATAGAAAAAAGTAATGAAGGTTGCCTCTCTTATCCAGGTTTATTTGTTAAAATAGAACGACCACTAGCAATCAATGTAGAATTTACTACTGAAACTGGTGAAAATAAACAAATGAAGTTAGAAGGTTTAACTGCTAGATGCTTTATGCATGAGTTAGAGCATATGAATGGCCGGTCATTTATTCAACATGTGAAGCCTGTTGCTTTAAGTATCGCTAAAGATAAACAAAAGAAACGAATTAAGAAAGTTACCAGAGCGCAAAAGAATGGCATACGCATTTGATCCTAAAGACGATGTAGAAGTACAATGGCAGAAATGGCAGGAAGCAAATCCTGAAGATTCATTTACCAATGTAGATGAGGAACAACTGCGTGAAACAATCATCAAAGATTTGACCTATGTTTCAAAAATGGATGTTAAAGAATATACCC